TGGATAATAATACCATTGCATATTCCTTACCACCTTCTAAGTATATTGGTGAAGGGAATGATATAGGTGTGGCAATTGATCCATCTGCAGATAATTGAATCTCAGAAGGTTCTAATACTACCTCAGAATTAGGAATAACGGTTTGAATTGGAGATCCATTTTCAGTTGCTCTTATCTGGAAGATAAAAGGAATATTCATATCATCTCTACTTCTGAAGAAGACATCACATCTTGTTAAGAATACTCCAGATTCTTCTTCAATTAAGAATGTCTGAGCTAAGGGGTCTCTCCAAGTTCTTCGAGTTTGAGTTGTTTGTCTTGATCCAGGAACAACTTCAGAATTCAATAACCTACTTGTAGCTCTATTTTCTGATACATTTTGCGTTTCAATTCTTGCATTCCTAGTAGAAACAATTTCTTCCTGAACCGTTTGTAAAATACCAGTAGATTCAAATTGTTCTTCTGCCTGAGTTGTTGCTCTATCTGGATCATTATCAGGATCATTAGTTAATTGAAGAACTTTCTTACCAGTTTCAAATCTAGGATGATTACTTAAGTTTGGATTGGGAACAAAGAAACTACCTATTAATGTTGCAGAAGTATCAGATACTAATCTAACATCTGTTATAGTTGCCTGAGCACCACTAGATTGTCCAGTTAAAACCATACTAGTTTCAACCCACCCATAATAATCGCCTTGAGCTTCATCTGCCATTGAACGAATATCTACATTCAATAAGGTAGAAGATGCAGAATAAGATGCTGGAATTGACTTATAAGTATAAGGATTATCAGAGAATGTTGAGGTTGGTATATTATATGGCCCACCCTTATGATTTGGTTGAGCAACTCTAAAGACTACTTCAGCACTATTACCAGGTGATGATTGTTGACCAAGACCAGTACCTCCCATAGTTCCAACTACAGTTTCACCTACTTGGAATACACCAGATGTCATTTGAATTTCAAGTAGTTTTGGAACACAATACTTTCTAACATCTTGACCATCAAAGAATGGATACATTCTTGTTAATGGTTTTATTCTCTTGGCAACAAATTGGATATTTCTAGACCTTAAGAATAGGATTAAATCTCTACTTATAGTCCTGTCACCTAAAGACTCTCTATCAAATTGCTCAACAATAGCAGTTCTAGTTCCTGTTCTACTTTGAGTTCCAGATTGGAATGTATTCCTTTGAGTCTCCCTTGTAGTTCTTCTTGTCTGGGTTATCATATTACCATGTCTATGGTTATTGACTGAAACATCAACAACCCTATTAGTGGTTGTAGTTGTAGTTCCACCCCAATTAGTCTGCCATGAATTCCATATGGTTCCTGTAAATCCATTTTGATCTACACCCATATTTTGTTGAGCATCTGCAAGAACAGAAGCAAAATTGCCTTCATTATTAATAACTCTGGCTTCAAGTCTTACAGTATCAACCCAGTTATCACTTGCTGGTGTCATTTCAACCGTTCCTTCCCAGAAACTTACCATAAATGGTGTTACACTTTCACTTCTAGTTCCGAAGGATTGTTTTACATACTCTACTTCTGCATAATCCAAACTAACAAGATCACCTGTTCTTCTTACATTAACTCCTTCAATTAAAGCGAAGGCTTTATCTGCATTTTCATCTATGTTAGCAACAGGTCCAGGTATAAGATCTAAAGAAGTTGTATAATGCTTTGGACGCATTGATTGTTGAGTTATATCAATACTGTTAGCAAGACTACCAGCAAATGTAATTTCTTGAGCTCCAACTGATGTGAAATTATCAACAAAGAATCCTGATTTGAATCTATTAAATCCATCCTGATCAGGAATAAACATATTGGAAGTAGCATTTTCCAACATGGATAATGTTGTATAATATTCCAAACTCTTAATTCTATCTTCAAGATCTTTAAGATCATTCATCTTAAATCTCTTATATTTTAAGAAATCTACACTGATATCTTTTACATTGTAGATATATGGAGGAAGTTTTAACTGTGCTAATTCTATTGCATCATCAACACCTTCTGGAAGATCTGGATTATCACTAGGCCTTCCATATTTAACTTGGAATTCTCCTTCTTTAGTAAGGAATATCCTATCCCATCTTCCTTGATAGTATGAAAAAGTTGTTAAAATAGTTTCATCTGATGCTAAAACATTTGCTGCAGAATGTCCTGTAGTACCAAATGTTCTACCTAAAAACTCAAATGGAGATCTAGAAGATTCTGTAACAGAATAATCAGACACTCTTGGTCTTATATCAATAAAATCAGATGTTCTCAATTCATCAAAAATTGGTATCTCACTACCAAAATTATAAGTATCATAAGACTGAACAGTAGTAATATCTCCAGTATCAGTTGCATCATATGAACCACTAGCAAAATAAACTTTTAATTGCTTGGTTGGTGTATCTGCTTCTACTTTTTTCTCAATTGCACCATAATTATAAATGGTTGATTCCTGTCCATTATCATAAAAATAATTCTGACTAATATCAAAACTAGAAGAATCTGCAGTAGTAATTACGGAAGTAAATCTAGACTCAGAAGATGTTATAGTTTCTCCTTCTTTAAATACATTATCATTCTTATAAAGAACTGAGATTTGATTACTTGTTAAAATTTCAGCAACTATAGCAGATGCTCCACTCGATTGTCCAACTATTGATTCACCAACAATATATTCTGATGTTGTAGTAGATGCACTTAAAATAGAAGATAATGTAAGTTTAGGTGCAGATGCTGCATTAGTATCAGATGATTCAAATATACCATGTATCTCAATAATATCTGGAGTATTCAATGAAATTAAACTATCCTCAACTCTTGTTCCAAAAGGATAATTTCCATATTCTAATCCATTATTTAAAGTAGTAGCTCCTATACCAGAACCATCAATCTTAGATTTTTTAATTATAACAGATTGAACTCTATTTCTTATTTTAACTTTTGCTTTTGGTTTTACTTTTGTTAATGTTGCAATCAATGTTGCACCAGTATCATTCGCACCTAAGTTATAGATTTGTATTGATTTACCACCACTACCTTCTACAAATTGAACTTTATCTGAAGTTAAAACTTCTGTATCTCCATTAGATCTAACTAATGAATATCTTTCCTCATCGAATGGTAAGAAAGTTTCATTCTCACCTGCAGTAGGAATAGCTCCAGCATCTAATTGATTATTTGCAATATTAACAGTAAAGATTTTTCTTATTACTAATGAAGCATTTGTCAAATCTACAGTAGCTATATTATGCTTGGGTAATTCAGTAAATAATCTATCCTCTTCTGATGTCAATACATCTGTTGATTGAACAGTTAGATCACTAACATTAATATTACTAGATGGTAAGACACCATTACAAATACCTGATACACTTTCTACACCTTGAATGGTGATAAGATTTGATCCGACAGTAACTACTTTCGCAAGTGTTGGATCATCAGAGTTTGCTAAGTTGCTAAACTGAATTAAATTACCAACTTCTATATTACCAGGAAATAGTTTATTTGTACTGGTTACAGTACTAATACCTGCTTTCACTTGTGTAATTGAAGCAATACCAATATTTTGTTTTAATGTAGGAATAACATCAGCACTAAAAGTATTAACACCAACTAATCCATTATCAGTTGCATATACTGATTTAACATCAGAAATAGTATGATTAGTAATAGCTACTGCAATTCTACCATCAAGATCTCCATTGAATATTAAAGGTTCATTAGCATTGAATTCACCTTCTCTTTCATATACAGTAAGTGCAACACCAGCAGTCACTGAATCTTTAAGGAAAGCAGTTGCTCCACTTTGAGCACCTTTAATATAAGTTGGAATTGTTAATGTGGTGGCCTGATTAACAGTAATTTCAGAAACTGTTTGAACATCATATAGTGCCAAATCCCATTGATTAAGATTTGAATTTGATAAACTATATGAACCAGATTCTAATTTGTAATCATAGACTCTGGCCATTCCAATTTCTTTACCAGGTACATCATATCCATTAGCACCAACTCTAGTATCTCTTAAACTAACAACATAAGTATTTCCAACACCAATTTGTGCAGATCCATAATTTCTATTTAATGACAAAGTTGGTCCAGTATTATATTCTAATGATTGATTCTCAAGAGTTTTTGCAGTTCTTGTTTTTGGAGAATCTAAGAATGTTGGTTGTATTGTTTCTATAGCATATCCTTTAACATAAGCTTTTCCTGGAGAAACCTTATAAACCATATCATTATCAGATGCTGCTACACCGCCATAAGTCAATTGGCCTTCTTGGAATAATCCATTATTTCCTCTATTATCATTTAATGACTCTAAAACAGTTACATCAAATGGTTTTGTTAGATAATTACCAAATGTTTCATATGTTCTTTTTGCTAAATTATCATTTAAATCTTTTGTAAATAAAGATCCACTATTACTTCCACCTTTTGTTTTTGATTTTATAACACCATCTTCAATTACTGCAAGTTCTACAAAATTATCATCATTCAAATCAGAAAGTGTTTTCTTAAAAAGACTTACTGATATCTTTAATCTATCAGCACCTGGTGCAGAATAGTTATTAAATCCCTGTGAATTATCATTCAGGGTCTCATCCATATCAGCATTAATGATTTGTTCATTTACAAACAAACCAACTCTATAACTTGGATCAGTTCCATATTGATCAAGAACTAAAGTTTCAGCTGAAACATTTACAAAGTTACCTCTTATAAAATATACACCATCTTGAATAGAAAAAGAAGATCCAGTAGCAGTTGATCCATTAGGGATAGTTGTTGCTAAAGGACTTCCTGGAGTTATTGTAGAATTACCTAATAATCCAGAGGTAATTGTTCTACTACAACTAATATCTTCTCCATCTAAAAATGTTTGAGATGAATTATCCTGAACATTTGAAGAAATATAATTTACATATAATGTTAAATATCCTCTTTCTGAATTTTCTGCTAATAATATCTTATCTACAACAGCAGTAACTCCAGATCTTGCACCTGTAATCTTTAATCCAACTAATTGATCCGTATATGCAGATATAGGAACTCCTTGATATGTACTACTTAATTGAACAGCATAATATTGTCTATTATAGGAAATATTACCAGGTATTACCTTTGCACCTTCTTTAAAAAAATGTTGACCAAATTTTTCAACTTGATTCTGTAATATTGATTGTAACGTCGTTAATTCTCTAGCCTGAACAGGATATCCAGGCTTGAACAGCACCTTATGAAAATCATTTGCTGAATCGAAGTCGTCGAAATATGGGGCTACATTTAAATTCGTTTGCTGTGGCATGATTTCTTAGAACTGCAAAATGATCTTGATATCTTCTTTTTGATTCACCGACCTAGTTATTGAAGGACGGTTATCGACATATATGATGTTTCCTGAATACTTTTTAGCCTCAGGACCAGCAATCCCACTCACGAAAGATTGCCCAAGGTTATATGTCCTATTATTTATTACAGTCGATATACCGCTAAAGACGGTATCAATACCTAAATTCGAGTTTGTTCCAGAGTCTGGAATGATAGTTAAATTACCAACACCAGATGGAGTACTTGTAAATTGAAGCAATTCATACCCATATGTAGGGTTTGTAATTGCAGCACCTACAGTGGTAAATCCAGCAAGTGACTTATCTTGCCAATATTTTAAAACCCCAGTATTAGAATCATAACTAATAACTCTACCAACTGCAGTTTTACCTGTTCCTATAGTTTGTCTAATTAAAGTATCTGCAGTAAAGTTAGCA